TGCCTCGATATCGACCTCGTAGTCACCAATAATCTGTCGCCTATCTTCGATATGCGACAGGATTTTGTCGGTTGGCGCCCATTCCGCGACTGGGGTAAGAAACTCCGATTCGGCGGAGGGCAGTACCTGCTCACCACCGGAACCCGCAAGTTTGTATGGGACAGGTTCAGAGGCTTGGAGTCGATCGGCGAAGCCCGGAACGCCGGTTTCCGGGGGTCCGATCAAGCCTGGCTGTCCTACTGCCTCGCCGGGGATGCCGCGGCTGAAGCTTACTGGCCGCAGAACTCGGGCCTTTACAGCGTCCGTGACCTCGGCCCCGGACTTGAACTGCCAGCCGATGCCCGCCTTGTACAGTTCAACGGCCATCAAAAACCATGGCACTACACGGACGGCCGGGCGACCCAGTTACCCTGGGTATTGGAACATTGGCGTTAAGGCTGCTAGGATGGCCCCCTCTGTCAAGCCGCCCAGTGACCCTAGTAGGAGTCCAACCTTGTGAGTGTCCCTTCTGACCAGATGACTATCGGCATGGCCGGCGCAGTGGACGACGGCCTGGCCGCGGTCAACCCCGAGCCGGATGCCGAGGAAGTCAAGAAGCTTGTCGACGAGTATACTGAGGCCCGCGCGTTCGATGAGTTCGCCCGGAAGCAGTACAACGTCGATCGCAAGTACGCGCAGGGCGTAGCTGACCCCACCTGGGCCTCAGATGCCAATCTGATCGGCGCGTTCATCGACATTCTGGTCAGCTTCTTGTTCGCCAAGAACCCGGACGTGGGCGCGAAGCCATCCCCGCAGGCCGGCGGCCAGCCCGACGAGAAGATGCACCTGTTCTCCGAGACGATGCAGATCGTCGTCAGCCGCTTGTGGAAGGATGCGAAACTCAAGCGATCCATGAAGCGCGTCGTGCGCTCCGTGCTGTCTGTCGGTGTTGGCTGGTTCAAAGTCATCATGTACACCGAAAAGAAGCGCGTCCCGCAGATCGAGAAGCAGATGTCCGACACGCTCGACAACATCGCGCAAATCGAGGCGATCAAAGCAAAACTCGCGGAGGAAGGCTCGGCGGTCGATGACTACGACGCGCAGATCAAGGAGATGCAGCGCCTGATGGAAGGTCTCGAAGCCAAGGTCGAGATCATCGTGAAGCGCGGCTTGTGCATCGACTTCTGTCGCGCCGAGGACATCCAGGTATCACTCGACGTGTCCGAGACGGCAGACCATCTCGATGCCGATTGGAACTCGAACGACATGTACGTGCGCAAGACGGCAGTCAAGGCGCGGTTTCCCGATCTGCTCGCAGAGGACATCAAGTCCGCCACGATATATCACCAGCGTCAGTCTGGCCCCTCGAATGGCGGAGCAGAAGGTGCGTCCACTGCGGACGCCGAGGGTCAGTTCACGAAATCCGCCTCCGGCGGCGTGCAGTCCACGAACGGCAAAGCCATCGAGTTCGTGAAGGTGGTCGAGCTGTGGGACCGCCGCGACAATCTCATCAAGACTTTCATCGAGGGTGTGACGAAGAAATGGGCGGTTGTCCCGTATGCACCCCCGCAGGCCAGCGAGCGGTTCTACCCGTACTTTCGCATTGCGTTCTTCGAGACGGACGGCTCTCGTCATCCACAGTCCCTCTCTTGGCGGTTGCGGAAGCTGCAGGACGAATACTCCAGCACGCGCAGTGCCGGTCTGACGACGAAGCAGCGTTCGGTTCCGGGCACCGTATTCAACGTCGGCCAACTGTCGACAGAAGATGTCCAGAAGCTGCAGAACTCATCGAGCATGGAGTACGTCGGTCTCAACCCGACCTCGCCCGACATTGCGCTGGACAAGCTGATCGCACCGAAGCCGGTCCCGAGCGTGAATCCCTCGATGTACGACACGCAGCCATGCCAGCGCGACATGGAAGTTCTCTCTGGCGTGCAGGAGGCACTCAGTTCCGGCTCAGTGCAGCCCAAGACGGCGACCGAGGCGGACATCCAGCAGGAAGGATTCTCCGCGCGCACGTCGGCCGATCGCGACGACATCGAGGAAACGCTAAACGACTTGGCGATCTACACTGCGCAGCTCGCCATCCAGTCGATCGACGTGACGACGGCCCAGCGTTATGCTGGCCCACTCGCCTTCTGGCCTTACGGCATGGACGTGCAGGACGTGCTCTCGATGCTCCAGATCGAGATCGAGGCCGGCACCACTGGCAAGCCGCAGCAGAACGCCGACAAGGAAACATGGGCGACGTTGCTGCCCCTCATCCAGCAGATGATGGCAAACATCCAGCAGCTCGACCTGACCAATCCGCCCCTCGCGAAGGCGTACCGCAACTTGTTGCGCGAGACGCTCCGCCGGCTGGACGATCGGCTCAACATTGATTCGATTATGCCGCCTCCGCCGCCTGCGACACCCGGTCTAGGTCAACCTGGCATGCCTGGCATGCCAGGCGCCGCCGGAGCAGTACCGGGCGGCGAGGGCGGTGTTCCCGCGGGCACCCCCGCTGGTGCGCCTCCCGTAGGTAATGGTACAGTCAACAACCCCGCCGCTTTGGCACCCCCACCCCAGTAAACGGAGATCGTTATGCCACCCACCGAACCCCCCAAGTCGATGCTCGAAGCAGTCTCCGCGGCTGTCGACGAGCACACCGTCCCGCTGACGCCGCCGGAAGAGATTAATCCGCCGGACGATGAGCTGGAGCAGGATGATCCGCCAGCGGGTGATCCGCCGAGCGAAACCGCCGAAGAGAAAACAGCGCGCGAGGCTGCTGAAGCTGCCGCCGCTGCCGAGACCGACGAAGAGAAAACAGCGCGCGAGGCTGCTGAAGCTGCCGCCGCTGCCGCCGAAACTCCCGAGGCGAAAGCCACGCGCGAGGCTGCTGAAGCTGCCGCCGCTGCCGCCAAGGCGAAGCCCGCCGACCCGGTCAATGACCCGATCCCTTCAACGGTATCCACTCGCACACGCGAGCGCATCACCGCGCTGGTGAAGGAAGTCAAGGACCGCGACGCGCGGATCGAAGAGAACACGCGACTGTTTCAAGAAATCGCCAACACTGGCGTCTCGCCGGACAACTTCGCGCAGACCCTGACGGTGCTGCGTCTGTTCAACTCGCCGAACCTCGACGACAAGCGCCAGGCGTTTAAATTCCTGCAGGCGCAGGTCGCAGAGCTGGCTGGCATAGTTGGTGAAGTGCTACCCGGCGCCGATCCGCTCGAAGGGCATGACGATTTGAAGCAGGCGCTAGAGTCACAGTCCATCACCCGCGAACACGCCGTCGAGCTGGCACAGTCCCGCGCTCGCGCCGCCGCGATTGAGGCCGCCGGTACGCGCTCGACGCAGACACAGGAGCAGCAGGCCGCGCAGTTGCGCCAAGCGGGTGATGTTGCCCGTGCCGCACTGAACTCTGTCGGCGCCGCGTTGAAGGCTTACGACGAAGATACTTACAATCGAATCGCCCCGGTTGTTATCGCCAAGCTGAAGCCTGTTTTCGCCACGCTGCATCCGTCACAGTGGGTGGAAAAGTTCAATAAGGAATACGCAGATGCTGTGAAGTCGGCCAGGAACATCCCGGCGACGCCACGCCCGAATGGCGACACGCCAGCAGGCCAACCGATGCGCGCGAATCGTCAGCCGGCAGGCGGCGGACAGAAGCAGCCGACTAGTATGCTGGAGGCGATGGAACTGGGTCTGTCGAAGCACGCCGGCCGATGAGTTGTGCCGCGTGCCGAAAAAGACGCGAGAAGTTAAAGGCCCTGCTGATCCGCAGCAGGACCGTCTTTATGCGTGGGAAGAAACCTGGCGTGACTGGGAGCGGAACACCGCCACACTCGCAGAGTGTCGGGCGGCGATCCGCAAAGCCTGCGCGTCCTACTACGTAAAGAAGCCGCTGGTTGTTCAACACGGCGGGAACCACCTGTCGTGGTCCAAACCCGGCATCATCAGTCTGCGCGCGAACAGGCATAAGAACTTCGCCATCGCGTTGCACGAAGCGGCTCATCAGATTACGGACACACTCTACCGGAATCGCGGGCACGCGCATGGGCCGACGTTCGTTGCAATCTACTTGAAGCTGCTCGTAGATTTTCGTGTAGCTCCGGCTTCCGCCATCTACGCATCAGCGCACGCTGCAGGGCTGAAGTGGCGCAAGAGCTAGTCACCGCGCTGTTCGATCGCTGGGCCGGCACGCCGATAGTCGTCATTGGCGGCGGGCCGTCCGTGCTGGAGGATTTGCCGAAGATGCCGTGCGTGCCGGCCTGCGTCATCAGTGCCAACACTCACGGCGTTCATCAAAACTCATTCAAGGTCGACATTTTCATCAATATGGACTGCCAGCACTGCCTGCTGAAAGTTCCTATGGAGACGCTCATACGACCGGCTGCGACGAAGGCCGGCGCCGTCGTCGTGAACAAATTCACCTGGGCCGACTATCGGCTCGGCGATTTCAGCTTCACTGGCAACACGGGTCTCAGTGCGATTGTGTTGGCTGCGGCGCTGGGTGGCGACCCTGTGATTCCTGTCGGCATCGACTTCTGGAGCGGAGGCCGCAGATATTTTCACGACGATCCGAGCACCGCGAAGCCGAAAAAGACGGCCCCGCTCGGGCGCATTGCGCGACGCTCAATTCGCCAACTGCTCGATGCAGTGAAGGGGGCGAACATTCGCCCGATCTCCGGCCCGTTGCTCGAATACTTCCCGGCGTTCGGTACACCGCTGGCGCCGCGGCGCGACACGTCGTACCGCACGTACATGTTGAAGCAGAGTACCCAGTATGTTCACGTCGCGCGCGAATTCTCGCTGCACAACCGCGATCGTGCGAAGGCTGGTACCACCCTGGCGTTGACTCGAAAAGAGGCCGTGCGACCGCGCGGAGGCGTCATCTCAAAGCTGTGACAGCCCCTTGACGCGGGCGGTTGTCTCGATGCACTTAACGCTCGGCTTGAGCCCGGCAGCAACGCGCGCCTTGATAGATGCTTCGTTCGCCGCCATCGCGCGCTTCGTTGTCTCGATGCAATCAGTGGTGTCCTCAACCGAGTCGACGATCGTGACGCCAGAGATTTCCCCTGAGACTGTCAGCCAGATAATCAGCGCAAGAACGGTCATATAACCTCCGAATTGGTTAGAATTCCCCGCACCCTTCGAGAGTACACCCGGCCCAGTTGCAAACGCAAAAAGTTTCCGCTAACCTGTCCGGGAGCGTAGGACGTAAATCACTTGACGCGCATACTTGCGCAGCCCTCAAATCGCTCGGGGGCAAGCCCGTAAGGCATTCGTCCGCCTTCGATGCAGAGTAGGTTCTACCCTATTTCATCGGAGGATTTTCAATCATGCCTTTCAACACGGAACAAATGGCCTACGCGGCCAAACACGCGATCGACTTCTACCTGAAGAACGAGCCGATCGACCAGGCCACCATTGATCGCCCGCTGCTCAAGAAGCTGCTGACGACCAAGAAAGAGTACAGCGGCGGTCTGCAGTACGTCGTGGAGCAACTGCGCTACCAGAACGACAGCAACTTCCAGGCGTACCACGGCGGAAGCCAGGTCACCTACAACCACAAGCGGTCGCTGACCCAAGCCAAGTTCGGCTACGGCAGCTTCCATGACGGTTTCGGACTCGACGAGGATGAGCTGCTGCAGAACGGCATTACTATGACCGACGACAGCGGCGCAACCCCCTCGGGCGACGAAAAGGTTCAGCTGACCAATCTCCTGACGGAGAACATGGCGACCCTCAAGACGGGTTTCCAGGAACAGTTCGACCTGATGCTGCACCGTGACGGTTCGCAGAACTCGCTGGAAATCGCAGGTCTCGACGCTCTGGTGTCGCTGGCCCCGAGTGCCGGCACGATCGGAACGATCGCGGCCAGCAACGCCTTCTGGCAGAACTTCGCCAACACGTCGATCAACACGACTGCAGACGAAGGTCTCGCCGAGTTGGAAGCCGCATGGCGGGCCACCATCCGTTACGGCGGTCAGTCACCGGACTTCATCCTGGCGGGCAGCGATTTCATCGACTGGTACCGCACGGCAACGACCAGTGTCGTGAACCGTCAAGTTACCCTGGGCGGAGCCTCGGGCAACAAGTCGGGTGCGAACCTGGACGCTGGTGTCGGCAACGGTACTTCGACGGGCCTGTACTTCAAGGGCGTCGAGCTGGTGTGGGACCCGGCGTTCGATCTGCTGGACACCGAGGACAGCCCGACGATCACCTGGGCGAAGCGTGCGTACTTCCTGAACACGAAGTTCATCACGCTGCGTCCGATCAAGGGTCACTGGATGATTGGCCGCAAGCCCCCGCGTGTGTACGACCGCTATGTGCACTACACGGGCCTGACCGCGAAAGCGGCCCTGACGACCGGCAAGCGCAACGCGCACGCTGTCGTGGCGATTGCCTGATCCATCTCGGACAACCTGAGTGGGACCGCCAACCACTCAGCCCCCGAACCAACAGAGAGAGTACAGACTATGAAGATCAAGAACGTAACTGGCGCCGCCGTCACCGACCTGGGTGAACTTCACCCGTTCGTTGCCGGCAGCTCGGTTGTCGTGTTGAACACAGGCTCATCGGCCGACACGCTTCAACAGAGCGCGTCTGCTTCTGGCCCGTTCGCCACGGTGCCCGGTGCGGCTGCCATTGCGGCAGGTCAAGGTGTCGAAGTCGTCATCACCGAACGCTACGTAGCGATCGAGAATGGCGCCGGCACACTGGTCCTTCTGCAGAACTGAGTCGAGTAAACCCCTCGGCCGGGTTCACCGCCCGGTCGAGGTTTCTATCACCACCCAAGGAGAAACGTATGTTGAAGTATCTATCGGTCGACATTGAAATCTCGGAGACGCACACGCAGAACGTGACGGTCCCTGAGTGGGAACTGCCGATCTTGGCGGCAATCCACGGCCGCCGCGAGCCGGTCGTCATCAAGGAATCGCTTGTGGACCGCGCGGCCCCGGAAGCGGATGACGAGTTCCGCCGGCTGGTGCGTCGGTACGGCTCAACGGAGAATGAGGATGGCTCGAAGGGCATCCCGTTCGTCGCCAGTGTCTACGGCCAGTTCGGTATAGGCGACAAGGCGCTCGGCCAGGCCATCGCGAAAGCGACCGTCTCGTCGATCGAGGTACGGGATTCTGAGTTCGACGATTTGATCGACGGACCAGTGGCAAGTTCATCCGTGGGTGGGTGAAGGTGTGGCCGGCTCCGGCCTGTGAAAGCATGTCGGAGCCGGTCTTTTTTGGAGGTAGGCGCCCGTGATTGATGACACTAGCGAGTGGGTCGACACCGAGCTGAACCAGCCTCCGGGGATGGCCCTCGGCGTATTCGGCGAAACCGTCTCGACCGTCGACGTTGACACTTTCCTGTACGACGTTCTCCCCCTCCTGGGTAATGAGTACGAAGGGCTCCAAGGGCTTCTGACCTACGATGGTGCCGATCTTGCGCTGTCGACAGAGTTTCATTTTACGTGGGAAGTGACCGGCGAGCCGTTCGCTGGCGAGCCTGATGAGGATCGAATTCGTATTCTCTACAGCCTCGATGGCGGTGGAACCTACGAGACGATCTCGTTGCCGAGCGCCGTTGTGGGGGCTACCGGCTCCAGTGCGACGATCTCGCTGGTCGGCGCGACCGGCCTGCAGTTCTACGCCGTGGATGTTCGCGCAGATGGCTACACGGGCGCCGTTGCGATTACGATCGTCGACGGAGCTGCCCCGGAAGGTGAGTGCAGCGACGAAATGAATTGCGACTGCGAAGTCGATTCACCGTATCAGACACTCTCGCAACTGCGCCTGCGCATGATGCGCCGACTCGGCTACGCCGCGATGGCGTCCAACCCGCCGCCAGGTATGGCCGCACTACTCAACGAGTTCCTATACGACGCGCAGAAGCAGATTTACGACAAAAACATCGACATTCGGACGCGCCGCAAATTTAAGTGGACGATGACAGCCGGTCAGCGGTTCTACGGTTTCGGCGACGACACCAGTTGTTGCGACCTGGCACTAGACCCGACGAAAATTGAGTGGATCGCCTTAGAGGACCTGCGCGGGCAGTTCACGCCTATGACGAAAGGCATACCCCCGCATCTCTACACGTCGGTTCTGCTGCGCGGGCTCCCGCATCGCTATGAAGTGACTTCCTGCATCGAAGTGTTCCCGGCACCGGACGCCGCGTACACGCTCTGGATCAAAGGCGACTTCGGTCTCCTTGCGTTTGCCAGCGATGATGATCCGGCAACTATTGACGACCACGCGATCTTCTTGCTGGCGCTCGGCAACGCGAAGGCTCATTACGGCCAGAAGGATGCGAACAGCGTCCTGTCTCAGGCCGGCAACTACGTGCTCGGCCGCGTCGGGGCGAAGCACGGAACGCGCCGCTATATTCCTGGCGTGTGCGTTGCGCCCCCGCTGCCGCGCCCGTCGATGGACGAGTACAGTGAGTGATCGCGCCGAAGCACTGACAACCGTCAAAGGCGGTATCAATCGACAGCGGAGTAAGGGCGCCGCGCTCAAGGACTCGCTGTACGACCTGCTCAACGGGTATGTCACCAAGTCGCGAACCGTTGTCGTGCGTCCTGGGACGTTTCGGCACGCAGAGCTGTCCGAGGACACAGCCGTTGTGAGTTATGGCCTCGCGTCGTTCAATGACAGCCTCCATGTGTTCGCGGCCTCACTGATAGACGTGCCGGACGGCTTTGAGCTGCACGTCGTCACGCACCCGACCGACGCTACACAGGCGCTCGCGGCCATTCACGTCGCCGCCCCGTTCATGGGGTTTCTGTATGTTGTTGCAGAGTTCGATAATGGCGACGTTTTCCACTTCTGGCTTCAATCCGGCGGTGAGTGGGCGGCCGACACAATCTACTATCGCGGCGATGTGCGACAACCCACAGTGGCGAACGGCCTTCTGTATAAGGCCGAGCGAGCGAGTCCCGCCAATCCGGCATGGGAAGCTGGGGTTACTCACGAAATCGGCGATATCGTGGAGCCCACCGTGGAGAATGGGTTCTACTACACAGTGACCGCCGTGTACGGCAACAGCCCCTCATCCGGGCAGGTTGAGCCTACGTGGCCCACCGACGAAGGCGCCACCGTAGACGAAGATTCTACAGACTTGGACGAGTCGGACGGGACCGAGGTAGACGCTGCGGACGAAGTTGCGGTTCCCGATTCATCCGTCGTTGAACGATACGAGTAATATATGAGCGACATTCCACAGTGGCAACCCGGAACACTCTACTCACCCGGCGCGTTGGTGCGCCCGCTGACGACGAACCCATCCATTTCCAGCCCGCTCACGAACGGGGGGTTTGAGTCGGGCGACACTGGTTGGGGTTCGCCCCACACCGGCCTCGTTATTGAAACTGCCGGAGGCCCTTACGAAGGGGCATACGTCGGACGATTCCAAGCGACGGGCGACTACGAGTTTCCGAACGATAACGTCGTTCCGGTGAATCCCGGACAGAGCGTCACAGCCTCGCTGCGCGCTCAACTTGGCGGTAGTGGCGGTAGCGGCGGCCGAGCGGGCGCTGTCCATCTGAAGTGGTATACGAGCGCAATGGCGCTCATCAGCACCAGTATCGGAAACGTCATCAGCGTAACCACGCACGGGTATGCGGTATGGCTCGAATCGAGCGTAACGGCCACGGCCCCGGCAGACGCCGCCTACTTGGTTTTTGCGATCGGCGCTCACCGCGACAGCGGGACTGGGCTTATCTACTTTGACGCGTGCCAGTGGAACTACAGCTACACAGACCCGGCCGGTAGCGACAATCTGATTTACAAGGCCGTTCAGGCTGATGCCGGCTACTCCGATTCATTCGAGCCTGCGTGGCCCGGATTTGGCGGGACGGTGATCGACAACGAAGTGACGTGGGAAGGCATCTACGCCAATCGACTCACCTGGACGGCGACCCCGATTATGAAGTCCGGTTCAACTGAGCCGACATGGCCGTCGCAGGTCGGCGCAACTGTGCTTGATAACACGGTGTCGTGGAAGGCGAGCACAGGCCACATCGAGGACCCGAAATGCCCGAACACGAAGATCGTCATATTCGCGGCATCGAAGGTGTTCTGCGCTGATGGTGACATTATCGCGTACTGCGCAACAGTGAATCCGCTCGACTGGAGCAGCGCGAATGACGCCGGCTACCTTCCGTTCGGTTTAAACACGCACGGCACAACGCCCGTCTCGGCGATGAACTTGTACCGCAGCAACCTGGTAGCCTTCAATGCAGAAGGCTACCAGATGTGGCAGGTCGACCCCGATCCGGTCAACATGGCACTGCTCGACGCCTCGCCGATCGACTGCCCATACTTCCGCTCGCTCCAGCCAGTCGCGAATGACTTGATATTCCTGTCCGCGCAAGGTGTGCGCAACATCGGCATCGCAGGCGCCAGCACGAATCTGCAGGCTGGATACTTCGGTGCGCAGATCGACCCGCTGATTCTCGAAGCGATAGACGCGCTCGCCGAGGATGAACAGCCCATCAGTTTGTACTGGCCTGGCGCCGGGCAATACTGGTTGATCTTCGGCGCCGAGGCGTTCGTGCTCACCATGAA